CCACCAATCGACCGCGTTGTCGCGGTCCCGTCCGAGCCAGATATGCTGCTCGACGTCTACTTCAAAATCAAAGCGGCTCGTCCGCTTCCGTTATACGGAACTCCCGGCCTCATCGATCACTTCTAATGCCAATCTCTCTCGCAGCCGCCGGCGTCATCGGCGCCGGCACGAGTTTACTCGGCGGCATACTCGGATCGCGAGGTCAACGCCAGGCTAACGCAAAAAATATCGCACTGGCCCGGGAACAAATGGCGTTCCAAGAACGCATGTCCTCAACCGCATATCAGCGGGCAGCAAAAGACCTCGATGCTGCAGGACTAAATCGCATCCTCGCCCTCGGCTCTCCCGCATCATCACCTGCTGGACAAACAGCAAAGGTGCTAAATACTAAAACTCAACTCGCCCAGGGGATCCAAAACGCAGCGTCGTCTGCAATGACCATGCGAAAAACCGAACAGGAAATTCAAAACCTAAAAGCAAGCGAAAGAAACATCGACGCAAACACTACTCTCACCGCAACACGTGGACTAATCGCGAAACACGGTGAAGAGATAGCGTCAATCGCTGCTGACATAGCTCGCGTAGTACGCGGCCTGATCGGAAACAAAACGCCGGAACAAATCACGGCGATAATACAAAACCAAATCAAAAACGCTCAAGGCATGATTACAAATGCGCTTGAGGCAATCACCGGAACCGGTCGAAACATCGGAAAAACACTGTCGGACGTTAACGCCGACATTTCAATTTTCCTTAACGACCTCATCGAACCGGAATATCAGGTGGAACGCGGTTACTCCGCGCGTCAACCGAAAATACCAAACAAGGCAACCAACTATGAAATCTACAAACGAGAAACCAAAGGCAAAGACATCTCGTTCTCAAAATGGCTTTCCAACAGAAAGAAAAAGTAAGCCACAAAACCAGCCTCATAAATACGCGCAAGACTTCTCCGAAGGCGGGAAAACAGATCGCTCTTTCGGTCCTGCTTGCGACGTAAACACAATTGTTCGGCACTACGAACAAACAGGCATCGATCCATATCAATCCCGGAAGCAATTGGAACGCTTCGGCGATGCCACAACAACTTCCTATGAGGAAGCACAGCGCCACGTCGCTGAAATCAATTCGGCTTTCGAGCTGCTCCCCGCTGGGGAGCGCGCCGAATTCAAAAACGACCCATCGAGGTGGGTCGAATCTCTAATCGAAGCACAGGAATCTGTGCAAGTAACGGACCCCGATGCCATAGCAGAGGTAGGGTCCGAAACCGATCGTCCAGCAGGCGATCTCTCAGGCGTCCAGCCGGTCGAAAAACCGACCGAAAATGCCAAAAAAGACGCCTGACTTACATCATCTCCCTTGTCATATGATGTAAAAGGTGACTGCCATCAGCAAAAAGAGGTACCATCTCAATCTCACTAGAAAACCGTCCGGAGGACACACCAATGCGTCGCCAAAAAATGTCTAGAAAACGCTCGCGTAGGCTCTTCAAAAAAACTGCCAATCGGCAACACAAACGGAACGGTATCCGAACCGTTCCCAGAGGCGGTATCGCTCTCTGAAAAACCGAATAATTCTCTTCGGTATCATTCTAATTGCCGCCCTGTTCATCCTGGGCGGCTGTTCTAATACGGGAACAATATGCCCTGCTATTTCCCTCTTCACGGTTACGCCACCATCGGTGGACAAATCACATTCAAAAGAAGCGAAGCTTTCTTCCCAGATCAACCAATGCAATTGCCCTGCGGCCGATGTATCGGCTGCAAATTGCAAAAATCAAAAGACTGGGCCTTGCGCTGTTATCACGAAGCGCAACTAAACGACACAGGGCTTAACAACTGCTATATCACTCTCACTTATCGAGACGCAGACCTTCCCGAAAACGGATGCCTAAAAAAATCCGACTTCCAAAAATTTATAAAACGCCTTCGCAACAATACAAAACAAAAAATCCGCTACTTCATGTGCGGCGAATATGGCGACAAAACTAATCGACCTCACTATCATGCTCTGCTGTTCGGATATAAATTCCCAGATGCAAAATTCTGGACCGAACGCAAAGGCAACCGAATCTATAAATCGGAAATACTAGAAAAAACATGGAAACATGGACACACTGAACTCTCTGGCGTCACCTACAAAAGCGCTGCTTACGTAGCGCGCTACATACTCAAAAAACAAAATTCATGCGATGCGACTCAGGATCGCTATTGCATCTACGACAAAGAAACGGGCGAAGTTACATTACGCCCTTTCGAATACGTAGCAATGTCCCTTAAACCGGGAATCGGATTCGACTTCTACCACAAGTATCCCGACTCATTCTTTCCACAGGATGAGGCACGGCTCCCGGACGGGGGTACAACTCCCGTCCCAAAATATTATCGAACGCTGTTAGAGCGTTCAAACCCTAAACTCGCTGAGCAATTACGAAAGGCTCGTATTGCAAAACTGACAAGCGATCCCAATAACACGCCCGAACGGTTAGCCGTTCGCTGCTCAAATGCCGAAATTCGGCAAAAACAACAACCAAGGGACTTCCTATAATGCTAATCATCTATACAGTCTACGACTCAAAGGCTGAGACATTCATGCCGCCCTTCTTCGTCCAGGCCATTGGCATGGCGACACGCACATTCACTGATTGCGTCAACTCAAAAGAGCATCATTTCGGCGCACATCCTGCCGACTACACGCTCTTTCAACTCGGGCATTTCGACCAAAGCACAGGCGAAATGGTAATCGAAGATAAAAAATCCATCGGAAATGGTGTAGAGTTCCTCAACCCAGTGGAACCGGAACAACCCGATGGCCCGATCAATTCATCAATTCAGCCAAACTAAGGCGGCTGATATACCTCGGTCGTCCTTCGACCTCTCTCATGGTCTTAAGACCACATTCGACGCAGGAAAATTAATACCAATCCTCTCTCTTGAGGTCCTGCCCGGCGACACTATCAATCTGCGGGCGTCCCTATTCGGGCGCCTCGCAACCCCCATAAAACCAATCCTCGACAACCTGTACCTCGAGACATTCTTCTTCTTCGTCCCATACCGCCAAGTGTGGGAAGATTGGATTCACTTCATGGGGGAACAGGACAAACCAGGCGATTCCATCGACTTCCAAGTACCCCGCATGGGCGGCTCGTCCGCATCTGTCGAGGGTCAACTTGGGGATTACATGGGTGTTCCTGTCGGCTTAATCGCCGACTTCGTAACCGTGTCTGCATTGCCGACACGTTGTTACACTCATATTTACAACTTCTGGTTCCGCGACGAGAATCTCGTCGACCCGTCCGTCTTTTCAATCGGACCCGGACCAGACGACGGAAGCCTTAATGCTTCCCTAAACTCAACGCCCAGGACGAGGCGAAAACGCCGGGACTACATTACCTCTGCCCTCCCCTTTCCGCAGAAAGGTCCTGACGTAACTATCTCTCTGGGAGACACGGCTCCGATCAAAACGGAAATTGCCGGTACTCCCCAAATCAACACGGACTGGCTCCCGGGTCCCGTCGAGCTTGACTCGTCTGGGCTAGTGCTCCAGCAGGGCATAGCACCGCCCGGGGTGCCAGCTCCGCTTCTCGCGGATCTTTCCGCGGCCACAGGCATAACGATAAACGCCATGCGTGAATCGTTTCAAATCCAAAAATTACTCGAACGCGACGCCAGAGGCGGCACTCGGTATCCCGAGATTCTGCGTTCACACTTCCAAGTGACCGACCCCGCTCTCTTGGTACATCAACGACCGCTCTTTCTCGGAGGCGGTTCGTCTCAAATCAACATTAATCCGGTGGCTCAAACCGGATTCTCGGCAACTGACGTACAGGTCGCCGAAACACCACAAGGCAATCTCGCCGCATACGGAACCGTGTCAGCTTCAAATCACGGTCTCGTTTCATCGTTCACTGAACACGGCCACATTATCGGACTTGTAAATGTCCGGGCCGATCTAACTTACCAGCAGGGCCTCGAACGCTATTACTCTCGGGTAACGCGGTTCGACTTCTATTGGCCTGCACTCTCCCATCTGGGAGAACAAACAATCCGAAATTCGGAACTCTTCGTTTCGAATCTGAAAGCTACAGACGATGACACGTTCGGATACATGCCCAGGTACGATGAGTACCGGTTCAAACAGTCCCAAATTACGGGGCTATTCCGAAGCTCAGCGGTCAATACGCTGGACTTCTGGCATCTTGCGCAGGATTTCTCTGCGCTACCTGTCCTCGACAAAGCTTTCATCGAGGACAACCCACCAATCGACCGCGTTGTCGCGGTCCCGTCCGAGCCAGATATGCTGCTCGACGTCTACTTCAAAATCAAAGCGGCTCGTCCGCTTCCGTTATACGGAACTCCCGGCCTCATCGATCACTTCTAATGCCAATCTCTCTCGCAG